AGTTTATTATCTTAATATATAGATAAAAATAAAATTAATTAATTATGAAAAATTTAACAGAATACAATGATTTTAAAAATAGAAAAAGTGGATTAGAATCTACTGAAACCGTTAATGAAGGAGCACAACTTTTTGATGATGGTAATGTTTGGAAAGTAAGAACAAGAGTTGAAATCCCAGCTTCATTAATAAATGCTTATATTAAAAAAGTAAAAGATGAATCAGGTGAAAATGTTCGTGCGAAATGGTCTGATCAGGAATTAGCTGAAGAAATTACAAAATATGTAACTACTTCATATTTGACTATTGAAAATTTACCAACAACTATTGTTAGTAATGCATCATCTGAACCTAAAGTACAAGTTCAAGAAGAGATGCCTGCTGAAACACAAGTTCAAGCACCAGCTCAAGCAGAACAACCTGTAAATGTTCAAGTTGAAGCAGCACCTGCACAAGGAGCACAAGAAGTTGCACAAACTGTACCACAAGCACAAAAACCAGCACAAGGTGGAGCACCTGCACCAGCTCAATCAATTTAAGTTTATAAAAAATAGTATTTAAAAAAGTGATATTTTAAAAAATATCACTTTTTTTTATTTTTAAATATTTTTTTTTAATATATAATATGTATAAAAATAAATGGATATTAAGATGGGTAATAAGAATATGAATGAAGATAAATTAATATCAGAAGATAGACCAAAGGTGTTACATTTTCCTGATGATTTTACTTTAGAAGAGATTGAAAACTTATTAGAAAATAGGAAAGATATTCTTTATTATACAAGATTATTAAAAGGTGGAAATGAATTTCACTTAGTTAAACATAATAAAAATGCACAATTAAAAATACAAATATTAGAAACACAATTACTTAAACATTATGAACAATTTAAAAATTTAAAACCTTTATTACAAGGTGTTAAAATAAAAGGTAATGATAATTTTGCTATTATAGAAGGTATATCCCCAATATTAGTTGAAAAATTAAAAAGTGATTTTAATAAATTATTAATAAAATAATTAAATAATAATGTCAATAATTTCATTGAATAATAAGTTAATTAAATTAAATACTAAATTTATTGAATTAATATCTATTATAGATGATGTCTTTAAGTTAGAATTAACAATAACTGGTTCTAGTCAATCAGTAACTATCTCTCATTTAAGTGGTTATGTATATAATTATACTGTTGATTATGGTGATAATACATCAATAGGAACTGTTACAACTTATAATGGTACAGATTGTACACACGTATATACAAGTCCAGGTGTTTATACAATGAGTATAAGTGGTATCTGTGAAACATTTTATGTAAATAATAAAGGTACTATTAAGAATACCATTACTAAAGTTTTAAATTGGGGAACAGTTGGACTTAAACAAGTAAGCTTTTATGGTTGTATTAATTTAAATGAAATTATAACTGATAAATATAATGGATTAAGTAATGTAATTACATTTGAACAAACATTTGCAAGCTGTACTTCATTAACAACAATACCTAGTGGGTTATTTGATAATTGTGGTAATGTTACTACTTTTTATAGTACTTTTAGTAATTGTAGTTCATTAACAGAAATACCAAGTGGATTATTTGATAATTGTGGTAATGTTACTACTTTTTATAGTACTTTTAGTAGTTGTAGTTCATTAACAGAAATACCTAGTGGATTATTTGATAATTGTACAGAAGTAACTATTTTTTCCGATGCATTTTATAATTGTGATTCAATAACAGCAATACCAGATAATTTATTTAGTGGATTTACTAATGTAACTACTTTTTATAATACTTTTGCTAATTGTAGTTCATTAACAGCAATACCAAGTGGATTATTTGATAATTGTGGTAATGTTACTACTTTTTCTAGTACTTTTAGTAATTGTAATTTATTAACATCAATCCCAAGTGGGTTATTTGATAATTGTGGTAATGTTACTACTTTTTCTAGTACTTTTAAGTTTTGTATTTCATTAACATCAATACCAGATAATTTATTTAGTGGACTTACTAATGTAACTACTTTTTTTAATACTTTTAGTAGTTGTATTTCATTAACAGGATCAATCCCAAGTGGGTTATTTGATAATTGTATTGGTGTAACTGATTTTTCTGGTACTTTTAGTAATAGTTCATTAACAGCAATACCAAGTGGATTATTTGATAATTGTGGTAATGTTACTACTTTTTCTAGTACTTTTAGTAATTGTAATTTATTAACATCAATCCCAAGTGGGTTATTTGATAATTGTGGTAATGTTACTACTTTTTATGGTACTTTTTATAACTGTATTACATTAACAGGTAATGCACCTACTTTATGGTTAAGAACTAATCCTACACCAACTGGTACATTATGTTTTAGAAATGATACAAATTTAACAAATTATGCTTCAATTCCAGTAGACTGGAAATAAAAAATAAAATAAAAAAATATGTTAGAATTAATAAATACAGACACAGAAAATACCTTTATAAACAATGGTGAAATGTTAGGGTGTGATTATATAAATTCAAAGTTTAATCTATATACACCAGATAAAAAAATAGATTTCCATCTTATTAATTATTCAGATATAACTTATGTAAATTTAGGTGATTTAGTAACAGCAGAGGAAGTTAATGAAATAATAAATAACAACTAATAATGGTAAAAATAAAAGGAAAACAACTTTCAGATAATTCAATTACCCAAAATAAATTAGCAGTAACTACTGATAGTGTAATTAATCCAACAAGTGTAACAACCAAAGAATGGGTAGAATATACTGTTACTTCTGGTATTACTGGACTAACATATTCTAGTCAAAATTTAAATATGGTTGCGTCAGTTACCATAGTGAATACTGGTGCTAATTTAGCATGTAATACTGGTATTACACAAATACCAAATTCAATTGTAAGAGTAAATGTTAATGGTGTGGAAGTTAGTGTAGGTGGAAATGTATCTCCTTATGATTGTTTCTTTTCCCCTAATGGTACAACCGTTAGAGCAGTTGGTGCAGAAACAATTAATGATAAATTATATTGGAACACTAATATAACATTTTATCAACTTGATGCAACTGATAAAATTGATTTTATTTATATAGTAAGAGCTTAAAAAATATAGTTTTGTTAATGGGAAAAATAAAAGGTTATCAAATAGAAGATTCAAGTATTAAGCAAAATAATTTTAATATTTTAACAGATTCTATTACACATAGTAGTGCAGTAACAAATGTAGAATGGGTACAATCATATATCAATCAAAAAATAGATGATATAAATATTGCTACATTAAATAATAATATGGTTGCATTAGACACTTCAATTAGTAATTTGGCAACAGAACAGCATGTTATAGAATATCCTTTATCTAGGGTAAGAGTAAGAGTAAATGGACTTGAAATTAATCCAGGTGGTGTAGGTGATCCATTTGATGGTTATTTTTCACCTGATGGTGTTATTATAAGAGATGATGGTGATGCAGTAAAAGGTGATTATTTTTATTGGAATAATTTGAATTATCCATTGGATGAAACTGATAAAATTGATTTTGAATTTTTAGTTAATTATCAATATATAAAATCAAATTCAGGTGATACAATAATATTTAATCCTAAATTTGATAATGCAGTTATTAGATATGGTGGTGATACAGGAACGACTTGTATATTTATTATTGATGGTGTTAGTTTTATAACAGGTAATATTGATGGACAGTATGTTTTTGATATAGGTGGTTATTATGAATATTATTTTAGTACACCATTAGAAAAAATAACAATAACAGTTAATGGTAATTTATATGATATAATATGGGATGGATTTGGTTCTTTGATTTTTAGTACAAATAAAACATTAATTCCTTCTAATAATGCATTTATTTTAAAAATAAAAACTACACAAAATAATAGATCTATTACATTACCACATTTAAGTGGTTATATTTATAATTATACTGTTGATTGGGGTGATGGTAGTCCAATAAATACAGTAACTACTTATAATGCAACTGGTGCCACACATATTTATACTAAATTAGGTAGTTATACAATTACCATAATTGGTGTGTGTGAAACATTTTATGTTAATGCTGGTGCATTTGCCACATATTTAGAAAGAATATCATCATGGGGTAATGTGGGATTAAAAGTTCTTAATTTTAGAAATTGCACAAATTTAATTTCAATGCCAAATGATACAATAGGATTATCCCAAGTAACATCGTTTTCAACAACTTTTCAACATTGTACAAAATTAACTGCTATATCACCAAGATTATTTGAATTCTGTACTGGTGTTACTAATTTAAATAGTACATTTTTTGGATGTTCAACATTAACATCAATACCTAATAATTTATTTAATAGTATTAAAGGTGTTACTACTTGTTCAAGTATATTTTCTGGATGTAATAAAATAACATCAATACCTAATAATTTATTTAATGGATTTACTAATGTAACTACATTTGCTAATGCATTCTATAATTGTTCATCAATATCAGGTGTAATAACAACTGATTTGTTTAGTGGTTGTATAAATGTAACTACTTTTGATAATGCATTTTATGGATGTACTTCTTTATCTGGAATAACATCTAATTTATTTAGTGGACTTTCTAAAGTTACTACATTTGCAAATACATTTTTTAATTGTACTGCATTAAATATAATATCATCTAATATGTTTAGTGGTTGTACTGGTGTAACTTCATTTGTTCAAACATTTTATAATTGTGCATCATTAATAACAATTCCAAGTGGAATATTTAATTCTTGTGTTAAAGTTACTGATTTCACAAGTACATTTGGTAATTGTACAACTTTAACAGGTATAACATCTGGTATATTTGATTATTGTACTGGTGTAACTAACTTCTCAACTACATTTTTTAATTGTTTTTCATTAGTAACATTTCCTATTACTTTATTTGATAATAATTTAAGTGTAACTAATTTCTTTCAAACATTTAGTGATTGTACTGCATTAATATGTGATGCACCTGATTTATGGAATAGGACTAATCCTACACCAAGTGGTACATCTTGTTTTAATAATGATATTAATTTAAATAATTTTGCAGTTATACCTGTTGAATGGGGTGGACCGGGTGTAGTTGATCCTACATTACAGATTCAATTAACAACAACAATACCAAATAAATCAGTAACAATACCACATTTAAGTGGACTTATTTATAATTACACTGTTGATTGGGGTGATGGTAACACAGGTGTGGTTACAACATATAATGATACTGATTGTACACATACATATGTAGTTGCAAGTGGATATACAGTTAGTATAGTTGGTACATGTGAATCTTTATATTTTAATAATGGTACACAGAAATTAAATATTACTAAAGTATTATCTTGGGGTAATGTTGGTTTAAAACAAATTAGTTTTTATGGATGTAGTAATTTAAATGAAATTGCAAGTAATGGTATAGGATTAGCAGATGTAACTTCATTTCAACAAACATTTGCAAACTGTACTTCATTAACTACAATTCCATTGGGTGTATTTAATTATTGTACTAATGTAACTAGTTTTCAACTTACTTTTCAAGGTTGTACATCATTATCTGGTATAACAAGTGGTTTATTTGATAAGATGACTAAGGTAACTACATTAGATAGTACATTTTATGGTTGTACATCATTATCTGGAATATCAAATAATATTTTTGATAAGATGGTTAATATAACACTTATGACTAGTACTTTTTATGGTTGTACATCATTAACATCAATACCAACTGATTTATTTAAATATAATATTAAAATAACTAGTTTTGATAAAACTTTTTATAATTGTACATCATTAATATCAATACCAATTGATTTATTTAAATATAATGTTAATATATCACTTTGTCAATATACATTTGAGGGATGTAGTTCATTAACATCAATCCCAACTGATTTATTTAAATATAATACAGTTGTAACAACTTTTGTTGGTGTATTTAGTAGGTGTAGTTCATTAACATCAATCCCAATAGGTCTGTTCGATAATAATACAGGGGTAACAAATTTTAGTTATATATTTAATGGGTGTAGTTCATTAACATCAATCCCAACTGATTTATTTAAATATAATACAGTTGTAACAACTTTTGGGGGTGTATTTAGTGGGTGTGATGGATTAACATCAATACCAACTGATTTATTTAAATATAATACTGTTGTTAATAATATCTCTGGTATATTTAGTGAATGTGTTGGATTAACATCAATCCCAACTGGATTATTTGATAATTGTCCACTTGTAACTATTTCTAATAATATATTTAGTGGGTGTATTTCATTAACATCAATTCCAACTGGATTATTTAAATATAATACATTGGTAACTAATTTTCAAAATCTTTTTCAAAGATGTTCTTCATTAACAACAATTCCAACTGGATTATTTGATAATTGTCCTAATGTGACTACTTTTGCATCTGCTTTTTCATATTGTGGTTTAACATCAGTTCCTATTGGATTATTTCAAAATAATACTGGTGTAACTACTTTTGCTCAAAGTTTTTATGGTTGTTCTTTATTAACATCAATTCCAACTGATTTATTCAGTAATTGTTCAATTGTAAATACTTTTGAATATACTTTTTATAATTGTATTTCATTGATATCAATCCCAACTGATTTATTCAGTAATTGTCCACTTGTAACTACTTTTAAACATACTTTTTATGGTTGTAATTCATTAATATCAATTTCAGAAAATATATTTAGTGGATGTACTAATGTAAGTACTTTTGAAAGTACTTTTCGAGGTTGTTCATCATTAACTACAATACCTAATAATTTGTTTAGTGCAGGTGGTAGTTCTTTTTGGAATACTTTTTATGGTTGTAATTCATTAACATCAATTCCAATAGGATTATTTGATAATTGTCCAACTGCATCTAATTTTAATACTACATTTGCTTATTGTACATCATTGACTGGTTATGCACCTAAATTATGGTTAAGAACTAATCCTATACCAACTGGTTCAGGGTGTTTTACAAATGATATTTTATTAGATAATTATCAATATATACCTAGTGGTTGGGGTGGTGGTGGATATGATCCATCATTACAGATACAAGTAACAACAACAGGTACATCACAAACAATAACAATACCACATTTAACAGATTATACACATAATTATTGGATTATTTGGGGTGATGGTAGTAGTAATGCAGTAACAGGTGCAACTGATTCAAGATGTACTCACACATATGCAGTTGCAAGTGGATATACCATTAAAATTAATGGTATATGTGAAACATTCTATATTAATAATACAAGTAATATGAAACTTCTAATTACTAATATCTTATCATGGGGTGATGTACAAATGAGGGTACCTAATTTCTATGGGTGTACTAATTTAGTATCATATCCAACAGGTACAACTAGTTTAGTATTAAGTACATTTGTTAATACATTCAGAGACTGTACATCATTAACTGGTTATGCCGCTAGATTATGGAATACTTATCCAACTGCAACAGCAACTGATTGTTTTACTAATGCAACTGGTATGACTAATTATTTACTTATACCTAGTTCTTGGGGTGGTCCAGGTAATGATTCTTCATTGAAATTAGAATTCACTACTGTAATAACTGGACAAACAATAACAATACCACATTTAAATAATTATCTTTATGATTATTATATTGATTGGGGTGATGGAAGTCCAATAGGTCATGTAATTTCATATAGTAATACTAATACTCGTCATATTTATAGTGAAATCAGTGGATATACAGTAACAATAAATGGTATTTGTGAAACAATTTATTTTAATAATGGAGGTTCTAAACTTAACTTAACTAAAATAATAAATTTAGGTGATGTAGGACTTAAAATATTTAATTTTTATGGATGTACAAACTTAAATGAAATCACTAATAATATAAGTGTTGGTTTAATACAAGTTAGTACATTTAATTTCAGAGGTTGTACAAGTTTAACATCAATACCAAGTGATATATTTAAATATAGTACAAACGTTACAACATTTGATAATGTATTTTATGGTTGTAATAAAATTACAGAAATACCTGTTGATTTATTCAGATATAATACTGAGGTTACTTCATTTGTTGGTACATTCCAATCTTGTACATCATTAGTGTCTGGTATTACTGCTGATTTATTCAGATATAATACAAAAATAACAACACTTGCTAGTGTATTTAATAGTTGTACTAAAATTACAGAAATACCAAATGATTTTATTAGTGGACTAACAAGTTTAACAACATTAACAGATGCATTTAATAGTTGTGTAACATTGACTAAAATTGGTTCAAATGCATTTAAAAATTTACCTAACTTAACTGCAATAAATACAGTATTTAGTAGTTGTCCAATAACTATAATTGGTGATAGTGCATTTGAAAAATGTAGTAAGTTAACAACAACATTTTTCACATTTACTAATAATTTAACTACAATTGGAAATAATGCATTTAAAGATTGTAGTGGTGTAACAACAGGTTTTGCAAGTAAATTTAGTAATTTTAGTAATTTAACTTCAATAGGTGCTAATATATTTAGTGGCTGTACGGCAGTAACAAGTTTTGCATCAACTTTCCAAAGTTGTACAAGTTTAACTGGTATAACATCAAATATATTTGATACTAATACTAATGTAACTACTTTTCAACAAACTTTTTATGGTTGTACTTCATTAACAACAATACCAGATGGATTATTTAAATATAATACTTTATCAACTAATTTTAGTAATACATTTTATAACTGTACAAAATTACAAGTAAATCCATGGACATTTTATTTATCAGGTGAAGAATCTACAAGATTTAATGGTAAAACAGTTAATTTTACTAGTTGTTTCCAAAGAACAACTTTCACTGGTGTACAAGGAACAGCACCTGACCTTTGGAATTGTACAGGCTTAACTTCTACTAAAACAAACTGTTTTGATGGTAATGGTAACAGTGTAACAAGTCTATCTAATTATAATGATATTCCTATAGCTTGGTTATAATTTATTTTTAATTTAATTTATTTTATATATAATAAAAAAATAAATTAAATTGAAATGATTTTAACAGAAACATTAAATATAAAAGTTATTAATCATACATTAAAACATTTTAAAAATTTAGGATATAATGTCAAATATGGTGATATTATAACTATTCCTATTTCTCATTTAAATAATGGTTCACATTATCTTATAGATGTAAAATGTAATAAATGTGAATCAATCAAAAATATGAAATACCAAGATTATATTAAAATAACTAAGAATCATTCTGAATCTTATTATTGTCAAACTTGTGTAAAAACTGAAAAAACAACAAAAACAGTTCAAAAATTATATGGTGTTAGTAACGTATCTAAATCAAATATTATAAAAAAACAAAAGGAAAAAACAACCCTTAAAAATTACGGAGTAAAAAATCCATTTGAATCAGAAGTAATTAAAAATAGAATTAAAATTACTAATGTTAATTTATATGGACATGAAAGTGCAACTCAAAATGAAAATATTCAATTAAAAAGTAAAATAACTAGATTGAAAAACGGAAATCAAATTTCAGATGACCAATTAACAGAATATGAAAAATATAGAAAAATAGTCTTAAAAGAAACAAGAAATAATATCAATAATTTACTTAATAATTGGGATGGTTATGATTTTTATGATAATGAATATATTAAAGAATATTATAATCTAAATTATAATGATAAAAAATATCCTAACATAGACCATAAAATATCTATATTTGAAGGTTTTACTAAAAATATAGATTATAAGATAATTGGAAATATTAAAAATTTATGTATAACAAAAAGAACAATCAATTCAACAAAAAATAAAAAATCTTATTATGATTAAAAATTATAATCAATTCTTAAATGAAGCAGCACCACGTATTCCTAATAGTCCTAATTATTGGGTTAAAAAACTTGGTAAAAAAGGTAAAGATGTTATGATTTATACTCATGATGATCTTGATGGTATTTTTTCAGCTATAGCAATTAAAAAATATCTTATTGAACATGGGTTTAATATAATTGGATATGGTTTAGTTAATTATCAAGAAGGATGGACTGTATTTAATATTGATAAAGAAGTTATTAATGTTGCAGTTGACTTTGCAGAAACACACCCTGATATTGATGTTTATATTGATCACCATGGTTCATTTGTAGATGGTGATGAAGTTACAGATGCTGCAAGAAAAACAGGTGCAATTAAAACTAAAACAGGATCTGCATACGAAGGTATTATGGACCAATTAGGACTACCTGTTGATTCATTGGTAGTTAGTGTAATTGATATGGTTGACTCTGCTAAATATGATGAATATGGTGTTAAATGGACTGATTTATTAGACTTTGATACTACTGAAATTAGAAAGAAACCAAATGCAAAATTATTATTTGCTGGTGCATTTAATCAACTTTTAAAAAGAGGTGATTATGCTACTATAATTGAAACTATACACAACGTAGATGAACCTTCTATTTATAAGATATTTGATTATATGAAAAGATTATATCCTGGAAATAATAAATGGATTCCTAGAGGTTGGAAAGAAGAAGATATAACACCAGCAGAATTTGATAAAATTGAAGGTAAAGATTTTGTTGAAGATTCTAAATGGAGAATTGATCAAATGAAATCAAGGACAAGAGGTAAAGCAGAATTTAAAGGAATTATGCATAGCCAAAAAGAATTTATTCATAATTTTACAGAAACTATTGATTATGCAATGGATTCAAGAAGTAAATTTGCTGGTATGTCAGCAGAAGTGATTAAAATGGATGGTTATTGTATTATAGGAAAACTTGCATTTGTAGGTTCAGGTACATGGGCAAATGCAATTAGAGCAAGAGCAATTATTCAACAAGATATTGAAAGTGGTAGATTACCAGAAGAAGCAAAAAATATTAAATGGGTATTTTTACAATATGGTGATACTTTACAAATATGTGGTTATGGTAGAGTTGAAAAATATAAAGAAGAAGATTTACCTAAAAATAAAGATGGTTCACCTATTAATGACTTAAAGAAATTTTGTGTTAATACATTAAATAATTTTAAAACTAAATTAAATTTTAGTAATACTGCAACAATAGCAGGTGGTCATACTGGAATTGGAACAATAAGTAATATTGGTGGTAGTTCATTTATGATACCACCTGATGAAGGAAATTATAATTATTTAGGACTTAAATATTTAGATATTTTTAAAAATTATATTATTGCAAGTTTATCAGAAGTTCCTTGGAAATTAAATTTATCATGGGAAAACCCATTTTCATCTGAATCATCAGAAGAACCAGTACCAGTAGATGCAAGAGTTATGAAGATTAATCAAATAAGAAAAGTAAACAAAAAAACAGGAGAAATAGAAAAACCTATTGATTATGAGAAAAAACCTTCTATGAAAATGATGCAACAAAATGCTGCTAAATTAAAACAATTAGAAAAAGAAGCAGAGGAAATAAGACAAAAAGATGTGATTGAAATGAGTAAGGCAAAACATGAATATTATAAAAATAAAAAAGAAGATGATAATACACCTTATGAAGAATGGAGTGAACAACAAAAAGATAAAGGAAAAGAAATAGAAGAAGTAACTGAAAAGAAAAAATTTAAATAATATTAATGTTTGAAAATAAAAATATATATTTTACAAAATATAATACTATTATCTTTAGTGTAATGGAAGATGATGATTACAATGAGATAAAAGATTTTCTTATTGAAGTTAGACAATTAATAAATATTAATTTAAGTAATGCACTAACTATTTTAGAATATGTTAAAAAATCAGATAATGAAGGTAATTATTATAGAATTACATTAAAACCAAATGATGATTTTGAATGTAGTTATGGAAACTTAACTTCTTTACAAAATCAAACAAGAGAAAGAAATTTAAAATATAATAAATTATACACATTTGATGAGATAAAAAAAGAAATAAAAAATCTATTAGTATATAAACCTAATTATAAACCTAAAAGATTCAATAGAAGTTATGAATCAATAAATAATAAAGTATTATGGGCATTTGATATGGATGATACTTTAGTTTATAGTAAAAGATTTGAAGAACATGTTAAACCATTATTAACAGAATTCTTAAATCCAGAAATAATTCTTAAAAGTAAAATTAATGATATAGGAATTAATATATCTGATTTAAAATATGAAAATGGTAGAATTTATTTTGATGATCCTGAACAATTAACATATATTCCTAATAATTCCGGTTGGGTTAGAAAAAAAGAAAGAGTTTATATCACTCAACCAGATGCATATTTTATGACAGAAGAAAGTATGCCAATTGGTACTTATTCAAAAATAATTAAATTATATGAAGATGCTGAATATAAGACAATTATAACAGCAAGAAATGAAAGATTAAGAAAACAAACTGAATTAGCACTCAATAATTTAGGAATTGAAATGCCTAATTATGGATTATTTATGTATCCGGAAAATAATTTTTCATTAAAAGTAAGATGGAAAATTGATAAATTAATGGAACTAATTAATAATGAAAATTTTACAGAGGTTCATTATTTTGATGATAATATAAAAATTCTTAAAAAAATGAAAGATTATTTTGAAAAATATGATTTTAATATAAAACTATATAAAGTAACTGAAAATAATTATAGAAAAATATGATAACTAATTTTGAAAAATATAATGAAAGTGTTAGAGATTTAATGACACCTAGACCAATGGATGATATTATGAAAAATTTACATGAATTTTTTAATGATGCAAAAGTAAATAAAGAGAATATTATACAGGCTTTTGATAAAATGAAATTTTTTGACTTAGATAATTTATATGTAGTATTTGATTACGAAAATTATTATGATAATATTGATGATTGGTTTTTTTTAATAGGAAATGAAGAAACATATGAAGTATCAGATGGATCAGGTGGTGAATTTATTTGTTATCCTAATACAAAAATAGCAAAGTATTATGATGGTGATACTGATAGTTGGTATTTTGATGGTAGTCATATTGAAAAATTAATTGAACATATAGTAGAAAATAATTTAAGTGAATAAATGAAAGAAATAAATATAACAACTATTGTTGGTTGTCCAAATTTATGTTCATATTGTCCACAAGATGTTTTTTTAAAAAACTATAAAAATGATATAAGGATATTAACATTAGATAATTTTAAAATATTATTACAAAATATTAATAAAGATATAGTTTTAAACTTTGCTGGGTTTTCTGAAAATTTTTTAAATCCATATTTTATAGATATGTTAATTCATTCAAATGATTTGGGTTATAAAATATGTATCTATACAACTTTAGTTGGATTTAATAAAGATAAACTAAATAAGTTAAAAGAAAACAATGTAAAGTTTTATCTTATGCGTTTTCATGAATATGATGGTAAGAATTTTAATAAAAAAGTATTTGATGATAATGTAGAATTATTTCTTACTAATTTAAATGTATCTCATTATGAAATAAATAAAATAACAAATCCAAATTCAAGAGCTAGTAATAATAAAAATTTTAATATAGACTACAAAAAAGATCGATTATATTGTAATTTTTGGAATAGGGATTTATTATTTTTTGAAAATTCTATAACACCAGATGGGAATATTTATTTATGTTGTATGGATTTTGGTTTAAAACATAAAATTGGAAATTTATTTGATTATAATTATGAATCAGAAGAATTTAACACAGAAAGAAATAAAATATTAAAATTACAACAATTAGAAGATTCAGACTTATTATGTAGAAGTTGTGAATATTCTTTTAATTATTAAATTGGGTTATCCAATTCATCATATTCTTTCATATTTCTTATAATATTAGATGTTATGAATTGTTCATCTAAATTAATTCTCATATCACAAATAGGATTAATATCATTATAAATATATAAAACTTTATTTAAAAATTTAATATGTTTTTTTCCTGCCATTTCTATTATTGGATATATCCACGCATTATCACTACCTATTTTATAATATTCTCCATTATCATCAATTAAATCATTATTATCAATTAAATCCCATAATTTTCTTTTAACTGTTTTTAAATGATGAACTAACCATTCATGTGATTTTCTATATGTTCTTGTATCTGGTATTTTTTTACTATATTTTAAAAGATCATTTACTAATATATTATTTAATACACTAACCCTTTCAAACTGACTATATACTATATAAATTTCTTCATCTTGATATTCAATATCCAATAAATTTAAAACATTATTATCATATAAATAATCATCACCATCAACAATAACAAGAATATCTTCTTTATCTTTTGATATTAATTCTATTCCTTTTATTATATTTTCTAATGCAGAACCATTTCTTATTTCATTTCTTATTAGAGTAAAATTATATTTTTTATTTAATTCTTGTAATATATTAAAGGTATTATCAGTAGAACAATCATCTATTACAATATAATTAAAATTATCATAATTTTGAGTTGTAACTGATTCTATACATTTTTGTATATAATCTTCTGAATTATATACACAAGTTATTATTATAAATTTGTTATTTATCATTTTTAATTTCTTTTAAAATATCAATTATATTTTCATTATATTTAATTCTTATTAAATTAATTTTATGTTCTTTACAA